CCTTGATCACTATTTGATTCTTCCCAAAGATCATAATTAAATTGTTGATATTCCCCATTACATTGATATTTATCAATAAAATTCTCAAATGATTTTTGAGACTTAAAACACACTTTTATTTCTACGTTACTATCCTCAATATTGGGATAGAACGATACAATTTGATATGGCACAGTTACCTCCTTACAGAAATGCTAAGTAACCAATAAATAGATAAATTACTATTGCCCCTCCGAAAAAATATAGAGGGGTTAGATCACTATCTTTAGATAAGCATTTTGCTAAAAAATATAACAAAATACCTATAATAATATAAAACATGATATTAACTATTTTTTCCATTTTATCCTCCTAATTAAATTTATAGTATTTCATTGAGAATTGAAAATATAAGAAGATATGTAAATATAGCAACCCCTGTTCCTCCAATTATTTTTTCATTCCAATCAAACATTTTGCTTGTCATTATGTGATTAAGAGTAATTGCGCCCATAATCACAAAAACAACCAATAACGATATAATCCAAATTGCCATTGTTACCTCCTTTTCTTTAAATCTCTACGGTATCTGGTGTAGCATTTCTTTGAGCAAAATTCTTTATTTGGCCCAATACCAGCGATCTTATTAAACTTCATTCTGCAATAAGGACAAGTCCATTACTTAAAATAATCCTTACTGTTTATTGGATCATTTTTATTGTATAACCAGGGTGGGGGAAACATTATTTTTTTCCAACTGTTGGAATTTTATTCATTTATTTGTTTCCACCATTTTCCAGGTTCAAGCTGTCTGAAACCTTGGACTTCACGATATTTATCTGAGTTGATGAATTCATTGAAACGCATTACATTTTCGAAATAGTAATCTCTATCACCAATAGTAATTTCAAAGAATTTTTGATGAGGGAATCTTGGATCATTGGCAATAACTAATTGGTGCCCATCAAATGTCAAATGTAAACATTCAATTCCATCATATTCAAGTCTCCCTTGAAATAACACCTTTTCATTTAAACATTCATTTGCAAAATTTCTCATATTATGCTCCTTTCCATATTACTAATGTAGGATATAACTCATGCTCTTTATTACTAATAACAATTCTTTCGATTTCAGAATCATTCTTGATAAGATCTACATACTTACCTAAGTCTTTCTTTTCAAAAGGATCCTCATTGTGAAATGCTTTCTTTATTACTCCACGTAAATGCTCTAAAGAACATGCAACACCAGTAGTCAAAAGATCTACTCCAAAGTAAATGCAATAAGCTATCATTTATCCGATCTCCAAAAGAATACTAAATACCTTATTTTTTATTGAGATCTTTACCTTTATAAATAGTATCTTCACACTAATCACAAACATATTGCTATATATTATGAAGAACCTGAATAATTTCCAAATTCTTATTCTTGTCATAATAGATGTAATAACAATATCTGCATAATCATTACCAAATTCAATATTCATTCTTTTCTCCTTCCATTATTAATAATCCATTCAATATTGGGATCTTCTATATAAGCAAAGAATACATAATCATAATTATGTAATCCCTTATCCATCTTCCACCTAATACCTTCTATGATCAATTTACATAAATCAAAATTCTTAGCATTTTCTTTCCTATGCATATAGGTAAGTAACCTAAGAATTCTTTTTTCCCTTTCTTTGCTATAAGGGAATAAATACATTATCTTTATATATAACCAAAGTATTCTCATTAATCTCCTTTCATGTGTTCTTGAGAAATATCCCCTATATATATATAGTAATAGAAATAAGAATAGGTTTCATCGTGTATTCTGTTCGGGGGGTTATACAAACTGAAACTCATTTTCAATAAGAAATGCAACTGAAAATCGTTTTCAATAGGGATCTTCGAGATCAGCACGCATCATAATATCATCTATACTATCGTCCATGTCTTTACTCTCAAGGGTATCGATAATATCTGTGATTGTAGTGTTGTGCTTGGCTATCTCATGTAAGAGATGGATCTTGAAATCGTTTGAGAATACGTCATTGGACTCAAATTGAGTTGAACTATCTTTGGTTATCCATTGAGCATCATAGGTATAAATGACTGATTTGTTTAGTTCAATGGTTGCAATGACACGATCCGCTTGCTCACTGAGAAATGGCGAACTAACGAGTCTGGAATGGTTTTCGTTGAGATCACTCCAACACCCTTCAATAGTCTTATTAGGGAAAGCATAATGATTAGTCTCTTTCCCCTTCTTATATTGTTTTACGACAAGTTTGTATTTCATGGTATATTCCTTTCTATTTCCAACGTTGGAAATATCTAACAGGTTTGTAAAATATTCCCAAGGATCAACCTTGGGCTTCGCCCATAACCAGCTTACAAAGTCAACCATAGGCTGGATAGCCTACGTTCCCACCTTGGTTTACAGATCCCCCATAGGTTACAAGTAGTGGGGTACCCCGAAGGGTACCCCAATTTCGTTTGGTACTAACTATGCGTTAACTTTCTCCTGAACCAGGTAACTGATTGCATAATCGTTGTTCTGGATTTCAGCGAAGATGGATGCGTCAGATCCATCCCATTCGAATGTGCGAACACGGTTGTTGGATTCTTGTGAGAACCACACAAACACAACACAAGGATTTGGAAGTTCAGAAACGAGAACAGGTTGTTCCTGCCCCTTCACCAACACTTTCAATTCACTTGCAACAACAACTTCACCAGTTTCTTTCTGGCGTTTCACACCATTGTAGATGTTCTGATTTGCGTAAAACTTCTGCAAACTCTGAGCATGAGCTTCACGACAACCATTTTTGCCAAGCAATGCGTTCTGACGAATAACCTCGATCCAAGGTGTGCACCATTCACCAGCAACGTTTTGTTTGGATTTCTGAAGATAACCAGGAACAAAAATGCGGAAGTTTGTGGTTTTCACCAGCAACATATCAAGGTATGTGTGTTTGAGAACAGCTTCTTGCACAGGAGCACCAAGATTTTCGTAAATCCGATGACCCATGTGATTGATGAAACCAATCTCATTCCATCCCTCTTTCGGTTGCAATGATGCAAATTGTGGGTTGCGGTTCCATGCAGCAACATAACCTGCTTTGCCACGCACTCCATCACTTTCTTCATCACGCATGTGTACACCAGGCTCGCAAACGAAGAACTGCTCGAGCAATTCCATTGTGGCAGAGATGCACTCACGTGCACATAAGGCATTGTACTTGTTGCGTTCATCACTGTTTTTGGGATCATATCCACCAATGACGGTCATTGGAGCATTTTTGTCAACAACAGTAACAACTTCCTTGGGAATTCCGAACTCATTCTCGATGAAATTGATGCCTGATTTGGCTTCTTCGATTGATTTGATTGTGTGAACTTTAATTGTAGTCATGATATTTGTCCTTTCGATATAATAAATAGTTGATTTGTTGATACTTTCCCATTTTGGGCCTTACCAATAGTAGTAATTAGCAAATTAATCACCTCCTTACTCTGCTTTTCGTGCTGCTAAGTACTGATCCCACAATGCATTATTGCGATCACGCAACTTCAATGCTTCTTTGTACTTTTTCTCAAGCTTTTTGTTGGCTTCTACAAACTCTGAAACCGCTTTTTCTTTGAGATTTTTCATCTCATCAACCAATGAGCTTTTAACATCTTGATTTGGATCCATGATATTCTTTGGTTTCAAGATATTTTTGAATTCAGTGAGTTGTTTCTGTTGTTCTCGATACCAGATATCGTACTGCTCAGAAATAGCAGCGATTTTATCGAGGTTGAATTCATAATCGGCCTTGGCCTGCATGGCTTTTGCGTATTTATCAGCTTCTTTCGAAGTCAATTCGCCATATTGAAGGACTTTTTGTTCGGTTTCTTTTGCGATTTCCTTGAAATAGCTTTCCGCATTAAAGCCTTTTGCCGATACTTTCTCTGTCATTGAGACTTTATTGGCATAAACAAAATTTCCAGACTTAGTTTCTATTGTTTTCGACATGATTTGCTCCTTTTTCTAAAAAAACGTTTCTAAAAAATCAACCATAGGCTGATTAGTCATTCTCATCGAAATGAGAGGGTTTTGACTTGCTCGATAGAATCGGCTTGTACTGTTGTTCTTTAATGAATTTCTTATGTTTAGTACGCTTACCTTCTCTATCTTGCTTGTTGCGGTTGCGAAACAGCTTTGCTTCAATATCATCTAACACATTGTCATTGCATACATCAATGTCGTTAAATGTATTGATTATCAAACGCATTTGCTTTTTCATTATTAATCTCCTTTCTAATAAGAGTCCAATACAATATCCATATAGGAATAACCAATACAGGCAAGTGCCTTGCTACTACTATCCCCCTTTGTAGTAGCAAGTAAGCTGACTATTTGGTTGTATGCAATATGGCTTTGCAATATAGCTTTGTTACTGTGATGCCATCCAGTATGTTCCACAATGATTCTTCCCCTTCATCATCAGGAAACATTGGTACTTTGGATAAAGCTCTTTTGGTTTCTAGCAAAGCGTCTTTTTCCTTTTGAAGATAATGCAAACGATGCGTATACATACGCAATTTATCTTTTGTTTCCTCTGCCCATGAGTTAACTAATTTGATATCCTCATTAATATCGTCATAGGTATAGAACAATGCATCTTCTAGGTTGTATATATGAGGAAGATGTGGTTTACGTACTTCTTCCCATATATCAGCGAGATCTTGACACCAAGGATTTCCATTAACACATTTGGATTCTTCATTGACTTCATGGTATTTGCGTACTCGTCCTTCCGCATACCATTCATCATGTTCCATATAATGGCGATCATCCTTGCCAGGGATCCAATCTTTACCAAGACGCTTCTTGTGCCAATCAGTAGTAAATTTCTTGGATCGTTTCTGCTTGCGATTGACATGTTCTTCATATACAGAAGGAACATAAGCTTCTTGTTCTACAGAAAGATCGATATCATCTTCCTTAGTTTCAGGAACAGGATATAGCAACATATCTACTAATGCCCATTGTGGGAGCACCAGCATTGTTTGTGCGTTCATCACAATACTCCGTAATTAGAATAAAATCACGTACATTGTTACCAATGCACATGCTAGTAAGAACAGCACCATAGCTACATAAGCAGTAGCTTCAATGATGCGTAGTACAAAATTGACGATCCTTGCTACCCATAGGGGCAATAACCGTCTTTCGGGTAAGCTACGCCAACCATATTGCGTTGATATAGCCTTACCCTTTGGGTTTGTTATTACTTTATCCATTGTGTATCTCCTTTCTTTAGTAGTCAGTTTGATCCCTTATCTGCTTGGGCCTTGCATGTGTACTACCTGAGTAATACACATGAAAGACCCCTACAATGTAGGGGCAATATAAGTTATTAACCATTAAGAATGTGATACGCAATCTTATATTCAGATTGCATAGTCACAACAATGATCATAGCTTCTTTGACCAACTCCGTAACTTTTGCGTAATTCTCAATCGCATAGTTAGGATAATCAGGATCGAGTTCATCGATAATTCTTTGAAACTTCTGATCATGAAACAATTCATGAATGCCAGTTGCAGCAGGCAATGAAACAATATAATTTCTTCCCAATAATGAGAAGTCTTCTACACTAATTTCATTAACATCCGCAGAAGAAAATGCATGATACATTTCCTTATTCCTTGCTACGTTCTCGTCCACAATACACCTCCAACGCTCTTGCGAATGAGCCATACGCCTTTATGGGGAAACTTCTTACGAAGTACCCCTGTTCACTTTCTCATTTCCCCCTTACCTATATACTCTCTCCCCCTTGCAAATGGGAAAAGATAACCAGAACATATTTTCGTTGTAGGGTATATGAAGATAGGGGAAGTTGTAGTAATTGATAATATAGATATGTATCTATATAATGGATAGGAGATTACTCAAGTTGCAGATTTTGCAACAAAGTCCCTAGTGATACTAAGGAATTCCAACAGTTGGAAATAGTTATGACAAAAGAAGAAATATTACTTCAGTTAGAATATGCAAAAACGATGTTGAAGGATTATGAAGAAGAAGATGATCCTGAAATGCATAAGGAAGCGATTGGACATTATCGTGATATGATAATTGAGTTAACAGATCTTCTCGAAAAATGTATAGGAGATGGACATGAAAAAGAAGAAGTTAGAAAAGCGATTGAAGATAGTTGAGTGGGAATTAGAAGAATTACGAAACGCATATTTTAGTAACAGGGAAGAAAGTTTCGAATTACAAGATGATCCTGTAGAGGATATGAAAATATTAAAAGGTACATATCGTAAATTCGTTGTGAGGGACAAAAATCCATTGACTGATGATAAGGGGATGACAGAGGAACTCAATAAGTTGGTGAAACAAGAATTAGCCAAGGATATGTATAGCAATTGGTTGATTGATTACATTGAAAGAATGAAGAAAGAAAGTGATGTGAAGTTCACATGGAAAGAGGATGGTCATGGATTGTGGACTTTCAGTTGGTCTTATCCCCCTGGATATTGGCAGGAATATTACAAAACAAATAGTGCAAAATTTGGAGGATTATGGGACTTTGGAGCAACAAGCTAATCAAAGGGATAGAGTTATCTACTGAAGATATTGGTCATAAAGGATTAATAGCGACATTGAAGAAAAATGACCTTGATGTAAAGCTTTCAGAAGTTGAAAGTTTGAATATAAAAGAAATTAATGGTAAGACTACCGTTGAAATCAGTATGAATATAAAGAGGTACAAAAATGGCACAAGGCGTAGATGAAATTAGAAAAGGGCATCCGAAATGGGAAAAAATTATGGCTGAATGGTTACAGATGAAGAAACCTGCACAAATGACCATAAGTGGAATGACTTATATAGTTATCCAAGATGCGAATGACAAAGAATTCTTTTTTCGTAGGCAATTGGAGAAAGATTTTTACGAAAGCAGAAGTTGGGGTGGATAAGCATGGATGAATTTGAAACAAAAGACAGGAAGATGATCATAACGCTCATGGCATGTGGGATAGCACCGAAAGATATTCGCAAGGATAAGAATACTCTGTTTTTTGTTTTCGCCACAAAAGAAACAAACCAGTTTGTGGAAAATTATCTTAAAGGTGAAAAAATCGAAGTAGATATCCATGCATTTTGGAGAGCGGAAGACATATTCAAGTCATATTTGAATGGTAGATAATGGCTAAGAGAGTATATACACTTACGCCATCTGAAGCGGAAATTATTGGAGCGTCTTTTGCGGATCCAGACATTTTTGCTGCATATTGGTTCAAACCTGAAGGGGATAAACCCTGGTTGTTTGACGATAATTTTGTTGAAGAAGGAAAATGGCAAAAAAGGGTTCATTTAGCTGCTCAGACAGATATTGTTGTTATTGGTGGTTTTGGTACTGGTAAAACAATTGGTGTTGGTATGAGTGCGTGTGTGTGGGGAGCGACAACACCGAATTTCAAATTCTTGAATGTTGCTGAGAAAGCATGGCAGGCGAAGCAAATGTTTGATTATGTTTTGACAACTGTAGCTGGAACGCCATTTGAAAAGTTGATATATGAAAAGCCAAGAAGACCATTTCCCATGATCGTAATCAAGTTTATTATCAGCGGAGTGTTAGTTACAAGTACATTAGAGTTTATGAGTGCCGATAAAGATGCTACTGGTATTCTCTCTTGGGAAGGTGATTGGATCAATATTGAAGAAGCTGGATTATTGGACAATCTGGAAGAAATCGTTACTTCTGTTGGTTCTCGTTTAAGAGGTAGTATCAGGGGTAGAGCGAGACTTGGTAGATTGAGTATGATCAGCAACTCATGGGACAATCCTTATCTTTGGTACAACTTCGATCTTGCTACTCAGGATCCAGAAAGTTATTTATCTCTAGTTGTCAGTACAAGACACAACAAGAATGTTACAAAACAACAATTTGCGAAAATGCTTGCTCGTATTCCTATCAATGAACGTGAACAGTTTATTGAGGGAACAAGACCTGAAGGTAAAGGTAGTTATTTCTCAAAGGAGAAGGTTTATGAATGTGAAGATCAGTTGCAAGGTGAACTTACTGTAACGTTAGCCAATAAGGGTATGGATGGATATATAGTTTACAAAATGCCTGGTGTTGGTGTGTACTTATATCAGGAGAAACCATTGGCTGGAAAAATTTATTTCATGTTGGGTGACCCTGGAACTGGAAAGGCACCTAATCGTAACGCTCCTGTGATTGTAGTTTGGGATGTGACAGATTTTCCTCATAAAGCTGCCAAGATGGTTGCGTTTTGGTGGGGAGATGGCAATACACAGATAATGCCTTTCGTAAATAAACTGATTGAATGGGATCAATTTTATAAGCCATTATTAAAGGGAATAGATGCTACAGGCCCACAGAAGAATACACATGAAATTATAAATCTTCAGTTTTTCAATGATCGAAATGATTTAAGTAACAGTAGAAAAGTATTACCATTGGATTTTTCAGGTAGTCATAAGATGGCATATTTAGTTGTGTGCCGATTATTTGTTGAAGGCAATTTACTCCGTTGGCCCAAATTGATTGCTGGAATTCGTTCCCAATTGACTAACTATGATCCTATGAAGGACAAACAGGGAATGCCAAAAATTCCCCAAGATATTGTTTCCACAATGTCAATGTCTGCACATGTAATGAGGGCATATTTCAATGTCGAAATTTCAACTTTGGTTGGCGAAGATTCTGGTGCGAGTGAGTTTACAGATGGTGAAGTGGTCAGATACGATAATGAAAAACGATCAAGAAGGTCGATTGACAGAGAAACAAGTAGTAGGCCAGAGGTTACCTATGAGAAAAGTGGAACGTGGAGAGCATAATTCTCGCAGATTTGAAGATTAGAAACATCTTATTTGTTGACCGATTGTAAAGCTCACATATAATATAGGATATATGGCACATGAAATTTATATTTTCGTGTGCTTTTTTTTAATGGGAGAATTATGTTACCTGCGATACCTAGCGTTCTGAGAGAAAAAGAAGATCGATCTCTGGCATCATACAGCGTAAGCCAAATAGATAACTTTCCTAGTTCTCAATACAATGAGAATCTGTCAAAGTACAATGAGTTAGAAAGTTGGTATGATGGTAGTGCCTTAGAAGCATTGACACTACAACAGGGAAAAGAAGTAAGTACATATCCAGTAAAAATAAATCCATTACAAAATTTTGTTGAAAAACATGTTGCCACATTGTTTGGCGAAGTGATGGATGATGATAGACCATTGGTTATACCAAAAGTGTTTGAATCGAAAACTTCTGGTAGTGGCACAAAAAGATCTAAAAGAGTTGAAGAAATCTTAAATACTCTTTGGTATGAAAACAATGGCAGAGCGATACAACTTGAGAACGGATATATATCGAATATATTTGGCGGTTGTATTTACAAATTGACTTATGTTCCTTGGGAAACATGGCGTGAAGTTCCACTTCGTATTGAAAGAATATTGCCAAAGAATTTTATTGGTAGAACGGATGCGTCTGATTTCTTCAGATTAAAAGAAGCATGGATTATAGATTATGTAAGTTATCAGGAAGCATTAGAGTTAGGTGTAAATATTGAAGAAGATTCAGTAGGTGTTTTTGTAGATTATTGGTCAACAAAGGTACATAGAACGACAATTAATGGACAAATTTGTTCTCGAGTAAATCCAGATGGAAGTGTTCATGTCTTTAATGAAAATAACACATTGGGCATAGTTCCAGTTGTTTATATTCCTCACATTCGAGCAGGAAAATTTTATGGGGAAAGCATGTTATCTCCTTTATTGGGGATGGTAAAAGAATTGAATTTACGAACAGCAGATTATGGTGATGCGATCTCAGATGATAGCCATCCATATATTGCCATGCGAAATGTGAATGGCTCCCCGAATATTATCAAATTAGCCAATGGTTTGAATGTTATCAATCTTGGTTCTTCACAATCTGGTTTGACGACTGCTGATGGTCAACCAGATATGTTTACTGTTTCTAAAGGTTCCGCAAGTGAGCCAATGTCTGATATCAATCAAAAGATATTCAATCAGTTGCGGAGAGATTCTCATGTTCCTGCTATTGCCGATGGTGAAGATGAAGGATCTCAAAGAAGTGCTTTGACATTGGCAATGAGAATGTGGCCTTTGACTTCTCATGCACGTATGGAACGAATCAATTGGGAAACTGGATTGAATTTATTACATAGATACGCAATACAAATGTTAATCGCTATAGGTTACAAAAAAATTCTCGCAGAAGACATAAAAGCAAAATTGCGTTGTTCTTGGTATTCATTCTTACCAAAAGATAGAGATAGTGTAATCAATGAAGTTGTAAGTCTTGCTGGATCTAATCTTGGATCCCCACAAAAGTTGATAGATAAACTTGGTGATGTTGATGATCCAGAAGAAGAAATAAAACTCATAAAAGATTGGATCCAAACTTTAGCCGATATTCAGGCAAACGCTATGCAAAAAGCTATGCCTGTTCAAAATAACGGTGGGCCTGGCTCGCCTAGTAATGCTAATGCTACAAAGGCAAAAGCGAATACAAAAAATCAGCCAAAAAAAACAGATGGAGGATAAATTAAATGAAAACGTACCCATATTTAAGCCCTGATGGTGCTGGAAGTTCTGGTGATCCATTAGTAGATCCGCAGGGATCGGTTACTCCGACACCTTCTGCTACTGATCTCACCCCAACTCCAACCGCTAATAATGGTGGAGAAGATTGGGAAAAGAAGTTCAAAGGTTTGCAACCAGTAATACAAAAATTTTCTGATAGCAACAAAAAGCTTGATGAAGATCTCAAACTTGAGAAAGATCAGCATAATGAGTTGAAAACGAAATACGCAATACTAGAGGATCAAATGAGGAAGTTACAAGAGGAATTCGATAGCTCTAAAGAATCAGTTGAAAATTCATCTAAATCTTTAACAGCTAAAGATCTTGAAATCCAACGTTTGAAACTCTTGATTAACGAATTTCCAGAATTAGCAAGATTTGAGAGAAGTGATGTATTACCAAAAGCGAATAGCGTAGAAGAATTAAAAACAAAGTATCAAGGTTTCAAAGATGCTATGGGCGATCTTACGAAAGTAAACGCTCAACAAATGTTTAATAATTCGGCTCCTCCTTCTGGTGGTGGTGGTTCAAATGGTGGAACAGCTTTGACAATAGAACAATTGCAAGATCAACTAAATTCATTAGCTGGAATACCAGACAAAAGAGCAGAGTATCTAAAATTGCGTGATCAATTTGATGCACTTTTAGAAGCTCAAGGGAAGTAATAAAAATTATTGAGGTGTAACTATGGCAGATCCTATTACTGATTTTTATTCGGATAATCCTTGGGAAGTAGTAGATAAGAATCAAAGGGAATGGTATGATCCCGATCTTATCGATAATTTCCGTCAGAAGTCAGTTTTTGCTCCAACGATTACGTTTGTCAAAAACATGATGGGAGATATTCGAGCAACCAAAATGACCGTGACAGGTCTTATTGACCCTCATCCTGATTTTTCGACCCTCACAAGTCGTCAATTGTGGATGAACGCCATGCATATTGACAGTCGTGCAATTGAAATTGTGTTCCAACGGTACGGTGGAAAGGTTGCCTACCATGAATATGATGATATGGTCACGTACTGGAAAAAGAACAATAAGCAGGGCATACGAGCAATCGTTAATGGTGCTTTAGGTCAACATCAAGTCGATGTTTTAGATCTATTAGCAAGAAACGCTTACATTTCAGGTGCCTTGAACTCTGGTTACAACATGTATACCTCGGGTTCAGCAGTCAATTTCAATCAAATAGCAACTACCGAAAAATTCGACATTGATATTGCTATGGATATTTGGCTTGGAATGGCCAACCGAAATGTTACTGCTGCTTTAGGTGCGAATGGTGCAGCCGATAGTATTATCTGCTACACAACTCCTGGTGTCATTTATGATATTCAGAAAGAGCCTGAATGGACTACTGTACGTCAGTATGCGGATCTTGAGAGTGTACTTCGTTATGAAGTCGGTGCTTACAAGAATGTCCGTTTTGTCCAAACTCCAAAGTGTACTCTTTGGAATTGTGGTGCGATTATTGCGCGTGCTCCAATTGTGTCAGCAGTAACCGCTGGTGATGGTGCTCCTGCTCCTGGAACTACGAAAGTGGATGCTACCTACAAGGTTGGTCAAACAACCGCTGGTGTTACTAACTACATTCAGTTAGATACCGCTACTTCAGGTTCAGTTAGTGACTTTGCTGTGAATGACATTGTGACTTTCCATAAGACTGTAACAAGTGATTATGGTGTTACTAATGGTGTTGACTTCACAGAAGGTACCGCAATCAATCGAAGAATTGTTGCAGTTGATGTTCCAAATAAACGATTGGTGCTTGATCTTCCTATTATGGTCGATTTCATTACTGATCTTGGTGGTGGTGTTTACGGTTATGCAACTAAAGGTCGCCATATTCACAGTTCCATCTTCATCGGTGGGCCAAGAGGTATTGTTGCTGGTAGTGCTTTACCGCCACGCTTCCATACCCCGAAACCAATTGACGATTTTGAGAGTATTTATCGATACTCATGGGATGCTTATATGGGTTATCAAACCTACGCTCCTGAAGTATTCGAAGTCGTGTTCTCCGCTGGTTCAACTCGTATTAAGGGAAGAACAACCGTTCAATAGGATTGATATATGGCTACTCTTGGTGATTTACGTACTAGAATTCATCGAATTTTAGATGATGCTGATGAAACTAAATATACTGATGAATTGATCGATGATGGCATTAATTCGGCTTTTGACGCAATAATGCCTTGGTGTCCTAAATTGGCTACATTTGTGTATGATTACACATCTGGATCTGATTCGGGAACATTATTCGATCTTCCATCTGATTTTTATTCTGCTGAAGCTGTGTACGATTCATCGGGAGTGCCTATTCAACCTGCTACTTTGACACCACATACTTTTCGTGGTTCTAGTGTTCAAATAAACGATTGGTTGATTTATCCTCAAGGACAGTTGAGCTTTAGCGTGACATTGACTGAGAATGTTACTTTATATTATCTTGCGTATTGGCCTAAACTAACCGACAGAAATTCCAACGTTGGAATTCCATCTCATTTGTTGTCTGCGATCTGCTTTTATGCGTCTGCATACTGCCTGATACCAGAAGGTATTTCATCGGCTGAGATCAGGCAGTTCAACACAAAAGTTGATAGTGGAAATCCAGAGCATAATCCAGTTGCGATAAGAGTAAACGAATTACTCAAATTATTTGAATTGGAAATAAAACGCCATACTGCATACATGAGAGCTTCGAGGATCTAATGCCACACATAGTCCCTATTTTACTCGACCTTATGCAAGTTCATTTAGAGAGTGAATTGATTACAAATGTTCCCTCTAATGATCCTTATCGTCTAAATCTTGTGAAAGTTGGTAGGTTTCAAGATAATCCTACAAAAACTATTTCATACGTTGCCTTGCAACCTGGGGATCCAGAAGATGTAAATTACAAAGACGGTATCGTTACTGTTGAGCAAATGGAAAATGTTGGCCTAAATCTCTTTGCTAGAGAGATTGGTGGTGGAGAACTCTGGTGGCGGCGTTTTACAGCTACCCTTGGATGCTACTGGATCCAAGATCGTCTTGAAGAAGATGAAGCTATGAATTACAGCTATATGATGATGGGTAGGTTGTGTGAAGCAATACCGCAACTTAATGTAAGCGGTCTTGTTGATGATTTTAATGAAACAGCACAATTCACAATTCTTTATGCTAGCACTTTCTTTGAAGGTGGTGGCCCAAGTAAATACATTTGGCGTGGTAAGGTTTTGTGGCAAGTGTTGACAGAAAGACCATAGGAGAAATATTATGGCTAAGACAGTTATTTCACAATCTGGTATTTTCGGTTTTGGCCCACAAGCATCTGAAGGAGTTATAGCACCAAATTTTTACCGCCATAAATCCCAAGATATTGACCTTGCACCAATTGATGATGCAAGGTTAGGCCCTCCCGAAATCGGTGGCGTACCAGTTCCGACATTCCCTTATAAAGTAGGGGCAATGTCCGCTGGTGGAGCTACTATTGCACCCCGAATGGAAGATACATTCGGATGGCTCTTATATGGAGCATTAGGAGATGTGAGCACTTCTGGTAGTGGTACTGGTGGTGTTTCATATCCAGAATTTTGTTTGCCACGTGTTTATTTGACAAGTAGCGCAAAAACAGTTACGTCAAAAATCAGTAATCCCCCGCAAGCAACAACTCTAATTGTTCGTGCGTGGCGTGATGGTGCTTCAAATGTAACTGGTAATGTTACTATTCATGGTACTACAAGCGGTTCTGATACCTCAGAAATTGTAGCCTTAGATGATCGCAACGAAGTTGAAACTACAAAAACTTGGGTTACTATTACCTCTGTTGAGTTACCAGTTCAAGTAAATGCTGATGGATTTGATTCAGTTTCTATTGGTTGGGCAGCTTCCGACTTTAGAAAACATGCTTTCCAATTTCTTGCTAGTGACGCATATTATGTACCTTGGATGAGTTTCCGAAAACTTATTCCTGCTGGCAGAAATAATGTCACCTTCGGAGAGCAGTTTGTTGATTCTAAAGTTATTGGTTTGAATTTCCAATTATCTACTGAAAATCCAATTGTGTGTCGTGTAGATGCAATGGGCAAGGCATTTGATTTTGTCGATGATCCTGCCAACAATTGGACTTGGGCGAATACCTATGAGGATTACACAAGTATTCCGATTGGTTGTACCCCTGGTGGATATATTCGAGTTCCTTCATTTGGTGATCAACCATTGCCAATTACTGCTGCGACAGTTGGAATTCAAAATGGGCCTTTAGATCCTGCTCAGATCCGCAATTATGGTGATTGGGCATTAGACGATGTTCCGATTATCACCCGACAATTAGTGTTCGATGTTACCTGCAAATGGTATGATCCAAGTTTGTATCGTGCTATTCAAACCAATAGCAAAACTGGTCTAACTTGGTCACCAATCCCATTTGTACAGTCATTGGCTATTACTGGTTACGCTCCATACTTCCCAACTGGCTCAGTTGGTAGATATGGCTTGGAAGTACTTGCCGATTCAGTTATGTGGCAATTGAACGGTGGAGTTCGATTAGCTGGTAACGATCTTGTTACCATGAGATTGACTGGTACTGCTATTGACACCACAGGTGTCTATGCAAGTTTCAACCTAATTAACAAGAAAGAATCTTACGTTTGGCCCACATAAACTTTGATTCATTCTAACCCCTTTGTTATGTGAAGGGTAACCCCGTCCCTCGTTACCCTTCACTAACACCATATTATAGGAGATATGATATGCCAGCAAGATTAATTACACCATTATTGAAAGAGTTTATTTTAGAAAAAACCGACATTCTGTTGAACAATGAAGGTGAACCCACAAAGGTTACCATTCGCCAAGCTACTCAAGCACAACACACATTGAGAGCAGATAAATATGCTAATCTTGTGCAAGAAATAAATAAAGGTGAACCTGATGTAAATCGATACATAACCAGGTTTAGTCAATTTGAACTTATGCGTACTGAAACATATTTGACAATGGTTGGGTGTAACCTTTTGGATCCAGACGGAGATCCAGTATTCAAATTCAAACAAAACAAGAATGGCCAAATGATATTAGCCATGAATGAATCCGAATTTAATGATGCATGGGGTATGTTACCCGAAGATGTTGCAGAAGAAATTTGGGAGAAAGTCCGAGAGGTCAACATTCGTTGGAAAACAGGGGGGGAAGATTAATAAGTGAAGCTCTCGAAAATCTCAAACTTGAAATAGATGAATATTATGCTAAATTAAATGAGATAAAGAATGTTTCACTTAAAAACCCATATGCAAAGATCGAAATACCAGATCTTCCTGAAGCCTTAGAATTATATGAAATGTGTACAGAAATGCATATACCGTTGGTCGATGGCGGTTTGCTAGATCAACCTAATATATGGTTACTCGAATATGGTATATGTAAAAAGCGAAAAGAAATTTGGAAACAATTAAATATCAATGATAATGCTCCTAATCAGAAGCAAAATATGGCAGATGATTTAGATTTTAAGTTCGCTCAAGATAAATAGGAGTTGCTATGGCTGCACAATTACCAAGAGGATCTAGGCATTCAGAAGCACAAACCCTTCTAAAAGATTTTCTAAGTAAAAATTACTTAGATCCAACAACTGGAAAATCATTATATAAAGTTGTTCAGGATCCATCTGATGCTGAAAGGGTCACAATTCTTAGGAATGATATGAGAGGTCAAGAATTGACTTTGAATATCGCTACTGCTCATAAAGCTCCTATTGGATGGGGAAGAACCGCAGCAGGAAATAAATCATTACTTGTGCAAACAAAATATGGTACTCAATATGTAATGGGTGCTACTGGTATTGGATCTATGCAAGGAAATAGACCGAAAATCCAATTGCAATCTCCTATTGAATCTCTTGGTAATTTGATAAATGCATCTTTTCTCAGAACTCAAGAAAAAGAGTCTAGTGCTGGTGTTATGAAGCAATTTCAATATGGAATGCAACACGGTATTCCAAAATACGATATTGCTGGTGGTTTACAACAATACACAAAAAATCAAAGAAACAGTCAAGCATTAGGTGTGCTATCTTCTGATCTTACATTTATGTTCAAAACAAAATCTTATACTGAGCGAGTGGCTATTCAAAAAGAATTAGAAAGGCGAATGAGAAGGCCAAGTGATCCTAATTGGAGTGGATTAGAAGCTCATGTTCCAAGAGAACCAACTGGTAATGTTCTTCGATTTCGTGCTGGTGGTGAAATATCAAGACATGGTACTGCGACAAGAGATACATTATTGTCTGTAATAAGGGGAGAAAAACAAGCTTATGGTGCAAAATATTTAACACATGGGACTAGAAACCAACTAACTCCAATTGTGGAGTCACGACAAAGTATTCCTGTAAAAGACGCTGAAGGGAAAGTTACTGGTTGGAAAAATAGATTTATGTACAATCCCATGAAAGCTGAGAATGTTACTCAGGCAAGTTTCAGGCCATTAGGAACTGCTGGTCGTCCTAAGTATGTAAAATGGAATGCTGTTTATGGTGGAGAAGATTTGTCTGAAACTGGTGAATTAATTCCTCAACAAAGTCTTGCTGGATCAATGATGTTTGCTCCAACTCTATATTCTGGTGCAGGTATTGTTGAAGGCGATTTATATAAAGATATTTATGGTGCTCAATACCAAGGGCAACAAAGAGCAGTCTTGCGAAACATTTCTTTACAAGATTTACTCGAGGAAGAAAAAGGAATAACCTTTACTGAGCAATTCAAACAAGGTGGAATGTTTAGAAGGGCACAAGATCCTAGAGGGCATGGAACTATAGGATTTATAAACAATCAACGAATTAAATTACCAATCAAAAGATCTGATTATCTTATTAATCAAAACGAACCTCTTAGAATGGTAATTCCTCAAACTTTCAGAAAAATCGATAAAGGGCCAGATTTTGAAGAAGGAAAATCAACCGAAGGAATTGTGGGTGCTTTACAAAAACGATATCCAAACATGAAAGTAGAAGTATCGCCAGATGTTGAAGATGTTACTATAATGGTTGAGGGTGGTCAAATTATTGGTTTTTCTGAAAAAGGTACACTTCAAAGAACAAAATCAGGTATTATTCGTGGTCATATTGGTACCATGAAACAAGGTGGAGTTGAATTCAGACCAAACATGGTAACAGGTGAAGCAAAGTCATTACCCTGGGCTATGGGTGCGTCTTTTGGTTTACAACCATATGAAAATCAAATAGAACTTCTAAAACGAGTAGATCCAGAATTAGCAAGACGAGTATCAGAAAGATATGCTGGTCAAGAAAATCCTGTTATTAATGTTCCAAAAGTAGTTTCAGACCTAAATGATGTTTTGAGAGAACGTGGTGAATTAAAACCAGAAATGAGGGCAACCACACTAGATCTCTGGAATAAAATGTTGAAACCGTTTATGAGTGCTGGTGATCAAGAAAATGCAGCAAACTTGCAAACATTTGGTATTGGTAGAACTGGTGAGCAATGGGTTTCAACAGAAGCATCAAGTGACACAAGGAGATTTTTTCAAAATATTATAAAAAATAAATTGCAACAAATGTACCCTGAAGCTGATGCGAAACAAGTCAGCAAATTGGCTCGGACAAGATTTCGTTTTAAAAAGATGAAAGACTCGGACAATTATATATTTTCTCAAAAGACTTCTGGAATGTTATTTCAGGGAGTTATGGCTATGTCTGAGGAATTCGCTGGTGATGTGAATTTGAACTATGAAGCTCAAACAGCTATTCAATCAAAATTTCCACAAACAGCACACGAAATGGGTATAGCGGTTGAACAAGGGCCTATTGCATCTGGTAAAGATCCTGCTACAAAAGCATGGGCATCTGCTCATAGATCTTTGAATTATGCTGCTACTGGTAGACAAGGTAGAGGTTATCATTTCTCTCCTAAAAGTATGGTGATGATGAATCAGGAAAAAGCTGAAGAATTTATGGCACATCTTCAGGTTGGTAATTATGATGCTGGAACATACACAGAGGGCAATGATGATTTTGAGAATTTACCAAATGAACAACAAATAGGAATATATAAAGAAGCATTTGAAAAGACTTTTCCTGGTGCTGATCCAATGTCAACAGTCTATATGCCAAAAATACAAAAATACTTTATTCCTCCTGCTGCTGCTGAACAAATTGGGACAATGCAAATGGGTGTTGATGTTTCTCAATTTACTGGAAAATTTATGAGAGCATTCGAACAAGGTGCAACTGCTGAAAAACGACAAGATCCTTCAATGCTAAGAAACTTTAGATCTATACAAAGTTATGAAGCTACTTTGGGTTCTGCATTAGCTGGTGAACACGCAAGTTCCGTTATGAAAAGATTAATGGGAAGAAAAGTAAAGTATGGTGCATCTTATCGATATGTAACAGCCGATTTCTTAGAAGCTAATGAAGGATTTTTAACTGATGACGAATTGAAGAAATTAGGATTAAATGTTGATGCTATAAATGCAAAAATAGAAGCTGGTGAAACAATTCCTATGGTCTTAGGACGTTATCCTTCACAGGATCGTCTTGGTGCTGCTATTGCTATGAAGCTTACGACAGAAAAAGCATTAAGAGCAAGAGGTGTAAAAGATATACCAACTTCACCAACTCCTGGTCGAAAAGGTGATCCATCTGCTCGAGATACTATGTATGTTTCTCACCTATTCAGTAGATTAGGTGAAGGTGATATTGATAAAGATGAACTTTGGGCCATGCTAGGGTTGAAAGACACAACTAAAATTGAAGAAGTTACTAAAGGCGATAGAACATACAAGATAAGAAAGAAAGGTTATGAAGCATTAAATGATCCAGCTTTGATGAAAGAAATCAATGCTCCTATGAAACAAAAAATGATCATGATGGACATGATTCGTGAAAAATCCTTTGGGCAATATGCTCAAGGATTAGATGTTTATGGCGAATTAGTGAAATCAATGATGATAGATCCATTTGCTGAAGCTACTAAAAGTGCCAAAACTGGTCAAAACATAAAATATGAAGATGTTTATAAGCGAGCAGAAGAAATAAACATTATGAATAAAGCTGGTATGGGTAAGTCATACAATATTCGTAGGCAACTTGAAGCTCAAATGAGTATGATCGGTACTGGTTATGGGAATGAAGATGTTGGTAATATGTACCTAACATCAAAATATACATATCAACAATATCTTGATCTTTTGAGAAAAAAGAAAGAAGGATTTTCACCACTTGAGGAATTACTACAAACCGCTAATATCACTCCAAAACGTGGAAGAATTAGTGCTAAGGTTTCTGGAAAACCCAATACTAGATTTTGGGATATTAATATGGAAAACAAGTGGGATCTTAGTGGTTTCTTAATGGGTGAAGCAACAGAAGCTACAGCATCAAATCAATTCCTTTCATATTTATTTGGTGCTGGAAAAGAAGGCTCAGATTATATTATGAGCCAAATAGGTCATTTGAATCTATTGAAAGCTAATCCAGAAGGTGCCACAACAGCAGAAGGAGAATGGTTCTCAGATCTTGGTAATATGGTTCCTGATACAGGTAATCTCAATAAGAGAAATGAAATCCTTTCAAAAATCATGCGTGAAGGGAAATACATAAATGAGAGTTCCCCAATCAATAGAATGCTTACTGAGCGAGTCATTGAGAAAGCACGAACAAAAGGAACATTAGGAGAAGTTAGTCATTATAAAGTTCCTTGGAAGGGTCAAGCAACTCCTATTAGTGATGTTATTAAGGATCCAGATTATATTCGTCAATCTACTGCATACAGATTGCTCAAACGCAATGCTGGTGGAAAAATAATGTCTGCCGATGAATTGTATGAAGTAAAAAAGATGGCAAACGAAAAAATAGCCAAAGGGGTTGAGCCAACATATATTGAAAACATGGCTATGGCTATTGAGGATATCAATCAATTCGAAGCTGCAAAAGAATTGTTCGATCTCGACTATGGTGCAAGACAAGCAACAATGGTTAATGAAGCTCAATTTGGTGTTAGTAATCTTGTGGCAAATCCAGTTATGCACGCATCTGAAATAGCCAGAACAGCAAGAGAAGTTAGAGCAGCAAGAGCAGGAACAGATGTAATTGGTAGGACACCAAACTATAGAGGTATTCAAGGTCTTTCAAATATTATTACAAGATCTATTTTTGGTAGAGATGTAATGAGTGTTGATAACCCAATATTTGGTGAAGGTGAACATTATGAAAGATTGCTTGCTGAACAAGCTATAAAATCAGATGATCCAAATGCTCAAGCATGGAAACAAGCTCGACAAAAACTTGGTTCGTGGATAGGTGGTAGACAGGCTCAATCTGGTTTGTATTATATGCAAGGTAATACGAGAGTTGAAGCAAATCCAGATTTCTTCAATCTTGAGGATTTAGGCGAAGTAACTGATTCTGCTGGTAATCGAGTAAGAATGACAAGGCCTTTATTTACTGAAGCAAAATCAAGAAATCCAGAACGGTATGAAGCAACAAAACAACTACTAGCAGGTGAGCAAGTTGCGGATCCTAGATTGCGACAAGGTGCAATGGAAGGTTTGCAAGAATCATTAACTCAAGCTGAAGTTTACGAGAAAGCATTTGAACAGACATTTGGCGGTTATGGAATTGCTGCTGGAAAATTAGAACAGGCAACAAAAGCTAGAGAAGCACTTCAACAACAAGGAGCATCACAGCAGGAAATTGATGAAGCGATAAAAAGAGAAGAACGAGCAAAATCAGCATTTGGACAAGCAGGTGTAAGAGTTCAAGAAGCAACAGAACAATTAGCTGGTGAACATTTAGCTGGTCATGGATTAACTGCGGAACAATTAGCAACTACCAGAAAACATTTAGAAGGAATTGCTACTGGTGAAGTTGCTTTTACATCACCTGAATCACAAACTGCACTTATAAAAAGAAATGATTCACGTGCTATGCAAATTCAAAAAGCAAAAGAAAGACTTAGCAAAGCTAGCACGGAAGAAGAACAACAAGCTATTTCTCAGGAAATTAAAACTCTTGAAGAAAGAAAAACAGAAGATCCGTTTACATTTTCCATCGTTGGAAAAGAACAATGGCGACAAGCATCTGGTGGCACAACTACTGAATCTGATATTAGGTTGTTGAGCGAAGTTTCTGGTAACCCTGAAGCTGTTCGACAGGTAGCAGAACAAGTTCAAACTGCTAATTATTCTGTACCAGCACAAGGAGAAGGTCTTGGGATGCACAGTACTCAGGAATATGGCATTAGTACCGCTGAAGATATTGAAATGGTAAAAGGTACTATGGGATATGTTCCACAAGTAATGAATGCGAATTTAAATGCAATTGGTCATGTGCAAGTTCAAAATCAAGTTGCAGCTCAAAATCAAATAAATAATCCGCAACAAAGACCTGTACCAATCAATCCAGTACAACCAGTACAGAATAATCAAGTTCCTCCTACCGCTACTGGTGCTGGTGGTACTGGTGGTCAACCGCCTATCAATAACGGTGGTAATGGAATGTATATACCAATGCCATCTGATCAAGGTGGTGAGTACAATATCCCATTGCCTGGAAACATTATGAATCCTCAAGGATCCGTTGGATCTAACTATATTGGCCCTCCTAATCGTGGTGGTTTTGGTGGTGGTGGTGATCAAGATTTTAGTTTTACCAATTCTCAAGAATGGCGAATGATGAGAGCCAACGAAGAATACCAAAAAGCAGTTGGTATGTACGAGAAATTTACAGAAGGAATTCAAGTACCAGGTCAAGAACAACCTTTACCAACTATAGAAACATTGCAAAAACAATTACAAACTGTAACAAATAATATTCTTGGTACACCAGGAGCAGACTATAACATAGAACAATTAACAAAAGCTGTTAGAAAAGATCCTTCTCAATTCCAACAAAGTGTAAATATGAATATGTTAAAAGAAGGAGTTCTAACTGCTCATCAAGCAAGAAAAGCACTAGGAGCATTAGAGGATGCTCAATTCCCTATAGATCATCCATTTATACAAGAGATGATAAAAATAGCTGGGCCTGAAGATAGCGGTATTACACCATCTACTACAGGAAATTTGGCTCATCTTTCATTAGCAGGAATGACAGCTTTAGGTATTGGGGAAAGTCCAGTAAACGATAAAGAACTTGTTTCTATGACAGATGCGGTATCAAAGTCATTTGAGAAATTAGATATTATAAGTGCAAAGCTTACTGGAACATTAACAACTGCTCAAAAAGAAACTGATTATTTCCAAAATACTGTAAGTAAATTAAATGATAAACAATTAAAGAAACTTCAAGCTACAGAAGAAAAAGAAGCTGAGAAAAATTTACTTCGTAGAGATATAGCACAACAACAAAAAGAACTTGAGCAAATTAGACAACAACCTGCACAAGCTAGAGAGACAGGAAAAGAAACTGCTCTTTCATCAGTACTTGCTGGAAAACAAGGAAAATTGCAAGGGATAATGCAAGAAGAAGAAGATATTGCGTCTGGCAAAGCTGGAATGAATAAGTTTGCATCCAGTATGAGAAAACTTGTTGGTGGTTGGGGATTATTCTACATGAAAACCCTTGCCACTATGGGTATGGGATCATGGGCAGAAAATTATCAAGATGTTGAGCAATATCTTACTGGCACTCAAGAAGCTATGGGAAAAACAATGGGTGCTGGTGTAGGAATTCGTCCAACTGCTGCAACCGCATTGCATAGAGCAAGAATTCGTGGTGGTGCTGGTGCCTTTGAACAATTACAACAAATGCAAGCTGGATTAGCCGACACAGCATTAGGTGATGTATCTGGTGCTGCTCTTACTGGTGTTGGTTGGGGAATATTAAGTAATTATGTTTTAGGTGCTTTAGGATTAAGTGGTGCTGCTGCGTTACCAATTGCTGCTGGTGCAGGTGTAGGTGCTTTGGCTTATAACCGTTATGCAACAGCAATTAGTCCAACTGCTCCTATACAGGTTGGTTCAAGATCCTTGGCTTATCAACAATCTGGAAGAACAGCAGACGCACTTGATTACGCATGGCAAGGTGGCCCAACTTTATTATTTAATCCTGAAGGGTTTAAACAGGGAGAAAAATTTGGCCAATTAGGGGCAGCTATCGCAACTGGTCAGGATCAAGAAAAATTATTATATGAAGAAATGAGTAGAGTGCCATTCCAAAAACTTATTGGTACTTTGCTTGAGGGATCAGATAATGAAATATTATCAGGGATTGGGACAAAACTTCGAGGAAAATATTCTACATTGACAACTGAAGTTCCGAAAACATGGGAAGATGTTGTAAATCAACTTGGCGGTGATAAGGCTAAAATTGCCATGTTCAACCAAATGTTTGCAGCTAATGAAGATTTGTTTGAAGGTTATAGTCCTGAAATATTAGCAAATGTATTTGCAGAGCAACAAGTTCTTGGAACAGAAGTTGATTTACAAAAAATTAAAAATATTGCTGGTGCTAGACAATTAGGAATTGACACAAGTGGTCTAGCTGGTGCAATGGTTTCTCAATTTGGTGCGACATTGCCAAGCGGTGAATATACAAGATATCCATCACTTGGGGCAAGAGATAATTACGAAAGTCTTATTTCACAATTAGACATGCAACAAACAGACGAAGTAAAAGGCGGTCTTGAATTTCTATCTCAATTATCAAATTCTGGATATTTGAAAGAAAGATTAGCTGGTGAGGTAAGTGGTAAAGATTTAGAAAAAATATGGCAAGATCTCGGTAGAATGGATGTTACAAAAGAACAATTACAACAAATTGCTATTACCCAAAAAGCAAGTGAATATATGAATTTGCCACAAGGCAATAGAATTGTAACTGGTCTTTCCCTTGATGCCATGATGAAACAAGCTGGTTTGATAATGCCTGAAACCGATATAGATTGGTTGAGAAAACAATCAGGAACTTCAATGTCTCCTGAAGAAATCAGGCAAGTAGATACAGCCAACATGGTAAAAAATATGGCTACTACTCTACAAACAAGTTTGACTCAAACAACCAATATGAGCACAGGTGATACTCAAAAGCTTGCTCAGAACTTCATCAATATTGCATCTAATGATCTTGTGAAGGGTCTTGAATATATGAATAGGGTAAATCTTATTCAGAATAAGAACCCTTATATTATTTCTGAAATGTTTGCTGGAAAAAATGAAGATCTTGTTTCAGTAGACATAAATGCTCAAGGTCAAGCTACTGGATTGCCACTCTATACAACAAATGTTAGTGAAGCTCAAGCCAGTAGGATTTGGGGTGCCGATTGGGAAGCTGGTGATAAAACTGGACTTAGATCTGCTGCTGTTCGTGGTATTGATACAAAAATTCCAGAAATCGGAACCTTGAAAGGTATTCGTGGTATTCAATGGTTGATGCAACAAACTCAATGGGAATATCAGCAACAATCTATGGATATTGCTGGTGCCCAAGTTGCATTACAAAGAGAATATCTACCAAAGTTTTGGGATGTGCAAGATCGCCAACGTGCTTTATCTCACGAACAACAACTATGGTCATTTGGTCAACAAGAATCGTCAATGGCTATGTCCCAACGACAAGCTAGTCAATCTTGGGGATTACAAGCTCAAGGTATGCAAATGAATCAGGACTTTGCAAGGCAAGGTTGGGCATATCAAGATAAAACTCGTAATTTGCAATGGGGTTGGAAAGTAGAAGATTTCCAAGAGAATGTCCGCTTTATGACTGGTAGAGAGCGTAGATTAGCTGAACGCCAAATGGGTAGAGAAACTACTATGCATAATCTTGAGGGCACTCAAATTGATAAACAACGTCAACAGCAGGAAGAAATTTGGGATCTTCAAGAACAACAATTTGAAATGACAAAGGAACACTTCGCCGAACAACAAAAATTCCAGGAAGAAGCACTTGAAAAACAAAAAGAATTCTATGATGAGCGAAAGAGATTGGAAGATGAATCTATTGCACTTCAGAGAGAATATCAACTCAAGCAATTAGATCTTCAAGGTGCATCTGTAGCACTTCAAAGAGAACAAGCTGAGAAAATGCATGATCTTCAAATTCAATATGAAATCCTAACACGCCAACAAGACGATCAGGTTGCTAATTGGCAAATGATCTCATTGAAAGAAATGGGATTTGTTGAAACTGCTCTATTGGGATTAGACACATTCACAGAAATTCGAGATATCTTCAAAGAGATTTGGGGATGGGTTTCTGAAGAAGATTGGAAAAGTCCTCTTGATGTTGACAAAGCAGTTGAAGGTATTGTTGGTGAAGAAAATATGTATAAGGCTTTAGGTGGTGTTGCTGAACCTGCTCAGATTGTTGGTGAAGTGCAACAAGAACTTCTTATTTCTCCTGATGGTGGAACTATTATTCCAGTATCTAAAATCAAGAGTCCTTGGTCTGATCAAGTCTATTCAAATGTTGATAATTCATCCAAAGGAAACAATGAAATTGCTATTGTAAAAATTTACATTGGTAATAAATATCTTGGTGACTTCATAATTGATACAGTTGAGAAGGAGATTAGGGTCTAATGGCTACCAATAAATATATTAGTCTAAAGGATAGTGTCAATTATAAAAATAAAAAATTCCGTGTCATGTTTGAAGGGTATTTGAAATCACTTAGTAAAAATACTCAAGTAAACATAGGAATAAATGGTGGACTTGATGTAAGTATGGGCGCAATATATCAAGAAAGAAGAATGCAAATCAGATTGCGACATACTGAACCTAGTAGTGATTATGGAGGTCTTTCTGATCTCGAGTATTTTTATCTTCTCAATGATCCAAATCCAACAACTGGAAGTCCTAGCAATGTTATTACTTTTACTGATCACTACAACAATGTTGCAAATGTTATATTGAGTGGAAAATTGGACATAAATACTCTTACAACCGTATTGGAAGGAAACTACGCTTGGTTTATTGCTCCGATTACATTGTTATATTTGGAGTCTGAAGCATGAGAGAAACAACTTCTACTATTAATAGTGCCATTGAGAATACCTCATATAAAATAAACGTAAGTGCAACTCTTGAACCTGCTCGTATCTTCTTTGAAGAATTTGATAGTTCTTATCCCCCTGATGGAATTGCCGATGGGTCTGGTGTATTAGATGAACCAATTCTTCAAGATATTGGTTATGATACTTCAGGAAGCACTTTTGTGACTTTCTATAATGATGGCGGTACTCTTAAACACCAAGTTGAAGGAAGCGCAACTCTAACTTCAGATTCTCTTTCTTTAGCTGGGAAACCTGGGATATATGGAAGTAAACTCTTTCTTGTTGAGGGAACAACTCTTAAAAGATATGATATTGCTTTTCCCTCTGTTACTCTTTCTAATCCTTCCACAATAGATACCTACACAAGTGGATCCTGTTTTGTGCATGGTGTATCTGAAACAGAATGTGTTGTTTTTGAGATTGTCGATGGTGGATTCAAGGCTCATTATCATGTATATGATAGCGGTTGGGCCAAATATTCTCAAAGTAATAGATTTATGTTTCCTAAAATTGCTAGACTTGTTGGCGAAGATGAAACTGAAAGATCCATGATGAGTTATGGGACTTTTTCTACAGCTCTAAAATTAGGAAATAACATTTTTGCCTATATATCAAATGCTTTTTCTGGTGGCATTGATGGTATTGTTTTTAATCCTATTTCCAACAGTTGGAGCGATATATTTATTGCTTTTCCTTCTGATATAAATTCTTCTTTGAGTGAATTCCGTATTGCAAATAGTTTTGTTGTGAACAATAAAGCTTTTATTGTTGGACAATTAATGAGATATGAAGACGCAGAAGATTTTAGTCCATACACATTAATATCAAGTAGTAGAGATGGAAAAATTTTCTCAATCGATCACTTTACTCTTGTTTCAGATCTTCCTTATCGTAGTCTTGCGATTCAGGGAAATAATTATTTATTTATGTCGGCTTGTAATAAGTTTTGTTCTTCCCAAGGAACATATTATTTTCTTGATAGTGATGGCGCTTCTCCTTTTGCCATTTCTTTGACAGATGATCAAATGTTAGATTTTAATGGTAATTCTTTTAGATTGGGAGTTGGTAACGAATATCTTTTATATCATGAATATATGAAAGCTGGTTCAAGAATTATTGTAAAGTTAGGGTATAAAACTTCTAATGGTTTTGAGTATACGACCTATGGTACTTATATAATTTCTGGATTTAGCGGATCAATAAAAGACGGAGAAAGACAACTTACTGTAAATCTTGTATCAGAAAGTGAATGGCTTCTTTCTGGTTCTAATTCCCCATTTTATTCTGAAATTCTTTCTAAAAGTTCACTTGTGGATCCAATGTATGAAGATTTTTATATCGATCCTGCTGTAAATTTGGGTATTGGAGAAACAGAATTTAGTGTTGACTTTTGGGGAAATAAAGCTTATTCAAATGGAGACTTAGGGATTACTGGTGTATATGCTGTTGATAAAGGTGGCGCAAGTGTAGTAGAAACTTCAGGTAGTCATAAATCAGGAATAGAATCTCAAGAATTAACTACTTTTTTCAATATTACTAGATATCCAAAATTCAAAAGCACAAGTGTTGATTTATCTATTTATGGTTGGTCGAGCAATAGATCTGGTTCTGTTAATGATCAAGTTGGAGTAATTTTATTTTGTAGAAGTAAATCAGACAATACAGATTATATTCTTTATCAGGCTCCTAGTAAAAGATTTCCAAACACTTATCTTACTTCTGTTAGTGGAGACGAGCCTATTGAATATACTATTTCTGGTTGTACTATTGATGATGAATTAATAAAAGTTGGACTTGTTTTTGAAGCTTCTTCTTCTACAGTATTTACACCTGTAAGAGTAGATTTTACAAGTGGGGTTCTAAAAATGGTTGATCCATTAAACAGAAATACCTCTTGGACTTTTACTTCTGGTAGCGGTTATGAATTGCCTGGTTCTGTGTTTCCTTATATTTCTACTTCTCGTAAACCATACAATGCTTTCAACTTTATGATTGGTGGAAAGTTTATTGACACTGTGACAGGATATATTTCTGGTTATCCTTGTTCTTTTGGTTTGGCTGGACTTATTTTTGATGGTGCTAATTATATTGCAGCAAGATACAACAAAACTAATGATCAACTTGAGATTGTAAAAGTTTTAGATAATATAGAAACTATTATTACAAGTGGCTCTCATATGTCTACTATTGGAACTGAATGCGATATTATGTTTGTTCACAAAGATGGACATTTTGAAATTTATATAAAAGAATCGGGAGTTTGGACTAAAAACTTAGAATATGATTGGCAAGATTCTGATGGATATCTTTTTAAGGACACAATTGCTTCTATGAAAGTAGGCATTTATGGTTATATAGCAATGCCTTATTTTTACACTTCTGGTGTTAGTGTTAGCTCAGATGAAGATGTTGAAAATTGTGAAGGTATTCCAATAATGCCTGGAATTTCTCAAGACATATTGGACGATTTCCCAAGTTCAGGAAAATGTCAAATAGAAGACAGAAAATATTTATATTCTTCTAAAATTAAACCAGATATTATTCGTGGGCCTTTTCAGTTTAGACAAAGTGGTGATGGCACAAAAGGACAATATGTTGAGCCTTATGGTGATGGAACTGCTGGTTTAGAATGTCTTGATTTTAACTGGACAATGACTGACGGTACTTATACTGGAAAACTAATCGCAATTGATGATGGTTTTAGTTATATTGCTACTAATACAAAATGGCAAATATGGATTACAACTAACGGAAGTGTTATTTATTTATTGAACAGAGCAAGATATTTGGCTTCAGGTTCAAGTATTGGTGATTATTACCATGATCTTTCTAATAGAGTTTATATGACAGGTGGTTTGATTTCTCCAAACTTAATTGAAGGCGAATACGCTAGACACGGTTTTCAATCAATGGCTACTGCTTGTTATGAAGGATCAATATGGTGTAGAAGTTTCTTCGGCTCGAGTGGAGATATAGATGCTACTATTGAGGACTTAATAGACAAGGTTAGTAAAACTTCTAATGCGAAAGCTATATTTCCAGGTGATACTTTGTTTGATGAGATAGTATTAACTTCTGGAAATCCTAGTAAAATAGAAACAGATAATCTAGTAGATGGATTTGATGTTAGGTTTAGTTTTGAGACTATTTCTACTGGAAATTATGTTGATCTTGTTAGTGATACACAACTAAGGGGATATACTCAAGAAAAGTCTATTTTGAGAATAAAAAAAATAAGTAATGGCAATTATCAAGCAATTTTATTAGCTTCTACTCCTGAATCAATTTATGATAATTGTTCTTTTGAAATGCCCGATACAGCTCATAGCGCAAGAATTTTATACCATGATAATTTTGCGACTTTGTATATAGATGATATTTGGATTTACACATTTGGTGTTTCTGTTATTAAAAATAGTGAAGATCCATTAAGAAATGTAAATGGTATTACATATTCTCCAACGTTGGAATTATATTTAGAAACTGATATGGCTACTCTCACGATTTCTGATATTAGAGTTTGTGAATTATCAGATTGGAGAGAAGCAATTTACATACCGATGGAAACTGATGGCATGTCAGCTATTCAATCAATAATACAGGAAAGGCCTATTGAGATAGTACAAAAATCAAATGGTTCCATTTCTTATTGTTATGAGCCTATTCGAAGTATTATCAACCAAAAAGCAGACAATATTAGAAGTCACGCATTTCAAGAAAAATATCCAATGGATGGTGCTTCGGATGCTATTATTTATTATGCTGATGTAAAAACTATTCAACATTCACCATTTATAAAGAAATTTGGACTCTCTACAAGAACTATAAATTTACCAAATTTAAATGTTGGTGCACTTAAGGCTGCAAAAATAATGCTTCAAAGAAATTATGAAAGAAGCAAAATGCATGACTTGAGTGTTAGACAAGATATTAGAATTGAAGTTGGAGATATATTATATGTTCATTACTACGCAAGTGGCACAAAAAGAGAAAGTGAATTTTATATAATTATTGAAGATGTTTCTTTGGGCGTAGCAAATAATTCTAGTATGAGAATTGTTGGCAGGGAGATTGAATATGAGTAAATTAAGTAGAAATATAAGAGTTATGAATCGCCAAGGAACCTTTTATTCAGCAAAAGTTATTGAAGTCGTTGGCAACCGAGCTACTGTAAGATTATCTGAGGGAGGGGTTGTTTATAGATCACTTGAAGTTTATGGCGGTATTGTAAGTATAGGTCAAGTTGTCAAAGTTGATATGACAACTGATGTTCCTTATATTATTGTTTCTTCTACACAACAGCAACCAGCAGCGGTAACAACAAATATAATGCCTGCAAAAAAAACAGCAAAGGGAACTGAAGTTATTACAGGCGATATATTGAGATACTATGGAAGTTATCTTTTAGCTGGTTATCCATTAACAGTAGATGGTCTAAATACTGCTCTAAATGATCTTGAAGATAATCAAACTATTGTTTACCCAATAGGAACACTTGAGGTTGATTTTACACTTCCAGCAAATACAAATTTCAAAGGTTCGGATCCTCTTTTGAGTATTATTTGGGGTACTGTTACTTTGTCTGGCAATACGAATTTATCTACATTGTTAATATTGGATGAATTGAGTTCTGGAAGTGGCAATGCTATCGCTGTTGTTGGCCCCTCGAGTGGTGAAACGAATATGGTAAACGTTTCGGCTAGTGCCTATACTTGTGGCAATGGAAATGCTTATGGTCTTTATCAACCTTATGGTGGAAATTCTATTGCTGGTAATTCTAAATTTATAGGAGAAAGTAGAGACGGATTAGGTTATGGTGTTTACCAGGAGGAAGCACCATGATAACAATTACTGAATCAGAAGTTTATGGATCTACTAGCGATTATGAGGGAAGTGATATTTATGTTTACAATAATGTTCAACCCCCATCTACTATTGATGATCATTGTGAAGAAGAATAATTATGACAACTATTAAGAGGTCAAAAATATTAGGTAGTACCGCTGATTATTTTGGAGATATTACTGTTTTTGGTAATTCACAACCAGAGAGCAAATTGAATGATTATTGTCCTTTTACTAAGGTTTTAGATTCAGAGAGCATGGTTCATATGTCAATGTATGCAGATCGACCATCTCATCTTTATACAGGATTTGATAGCAATTATTCAATAAAAACATTAACTTCTGGAAGTAATGCGAATGCATATAATATTGTAAGTGATAAAAACTTTATTATTACGCCTGAACAAGTTCTTGATCTAAGAACAGGTATAGCTTATGACAACGAGATTGAGGACATTACAAGTATTGGTTGTTTGATGGATAGCGGAAGGCTTTTGTGTTGTAAAAAGGTTAGCACCACCTTGTATTGGAAAATAGCAGATCCGTTTACTGGACAAGAATATGATAATTTGACAAATTTAGACACAACAGGTTTGATTAGTTTTAGATACTATTTTAGAAATAATACAAAAGAATACGTTGGTAGTAGCAACGCAAGCAATAGTAATATGGAAGAACTTTACAATCTTACAGATGATAGCAAAAGAACTGTTTGGTATTTCGGTAGTGGAACTACTGGATATTGGGATTTATATTATAACGATACTGCTCCTAAATCACTTGTGAAACAAAATTGGTTTTCTGGTGGTACTCCTGCATGGAGAATTACTTTCTATAATGTTTTCAATAGTTATTCCCAAGATGTTGTTTATACTTCGTCACCAGCAGAGCAATCATATCCTGTTGCAATTGATCAAAATAATAGTTGTTTATATATAAGATATCCTACTTCTCAAACAATTACTAGATACAATATTGACACTTGGGTTAAAACTAATAACTGGATAACTGGAATTAGTTTGATTGACCAAGATCCGAATATAGTGTTTGATAACAAACTGCTCGTTCTTGAAGGTAGTAATTTGTGGAATTTCACAAGTGGGTCTTTAATGTGCTCTACTTTTCCTTCTCTGGACAGTGTACTTTATATAGGAGACAATAAAAATCAATGGATTTGGGGAAGGGATGGTACTGATTTAGTTGCAATAGATTTTGATGGAGATGAACAATATAGAATAGAAGATGTTATGCCTGATACGCCAACGAATGTTTTAATAGATTTTCAAAAAAATAAATTTATATTAACTTGGATTCGAGGTTTTGATCCCTTATATAATGCATTATATGGTCATACAATTATTCATTGGGATTATGAGGAAACGGAGTAAATTATGGCTATACCATTAAGAGGTGATCGATCAGCTTGGGATATGAATTATTCAGATCTTCATGCTTCAGATATTGAGAATGAAGAATTTCTAAATCATGTTCCTACTTCTGGGTCTTCTTCAGAAGGATTTATATTACATTCTTCTGGTAGTGGTTGGATCTCAAGTGATGAAATTATTATTCCTATTTCTATTTTAGAACAGTCGGCAACTCCCTCTAATCCCCCAGCAGGATATGTAAAGTTTTACGCAAAGACAAATAATAAGTTTTATGCTCTTGACTCAGATGGCAATGAAATAGAATTTGAATCTTCTGGCTCGAGTGCTGGTGTGTATTATTTTACAGATTTATTAGATGCGCCTAGTAGTTACACAGATCAGGCTGGAAAAGTTATTGCTGTAAATGAAACTGAAGATGGTCTAGAGTTTGTAGTACAAACTTCTGGAAGTGGTAGTGGCGTAACAACATTTGTTGCATTGACTGATACACCTTCTTCCATGAGTGGACAGGGATTGAAACTATTGAGAGTGAATACTGGTGGAACTGCTATTGAGTTTATAGACGCTCCAACAGTTTATGATCAGCTTACAGATTTGAGTGATACGCCAACAAACTATATTGGTGCTGGTGGAAAGATATTAGCGGTTAAATCAAGTGTAGATGGTATTGAGTTTATAGATGCTCCAACTTCTGGATCAGACCCAACTGCTATACATGATAATGAATCTGGCGAAATTAATGCGATAGCTACAAAAGCTTCATTACATGATAATGATGTAATTTTAATTGAAGATTCTGAAGATACTTATGCGAAGAAGAAGATTTTGAGATCTCAATTATATGAAACATATCTTGCTTATTTAGGTGCTGATTTTGAAGATAATGCAGGAAAAGTTATATCAGTAAATATAGGGGAAACTGGATTTGAATTAGTAACTCCTACTGGTGGTGGTGCTGAAGATTTTACTGATTTGGGTGATGTACCAACAAGCTATACAGATCAAGCAGGTAAAGTATTGGCAGTCAATTCAGGAGAAGATGCACTCGAGTTTATTGATATACCAACTTCTGGTTCAGGTGGTGGTGCTTCAGCGTTTACAGATTTGAGTGACGTACCTACAGCCTATACAGACCAGGCTGGAAAAATTCTAGCGGTTACGACAGGAGAAGACGGTTTAGAGTTTATAGACATTCCTACTTCTGGAAGTTCCAGTTCGTCTATCATTGCATCCCTTGCTACAGATTTTGTTTTAGTAAATTCTACAGATGATACCGTTGTCTTTTCTGGAACGATCCCTGCTGGAACACTTCAGAAAGATACTATTTTGGGCTTTACTTTTGGTGGAGTGCTTTTTAACAATTCTGGTTCAGCAAGAACATATACTTTCACTATAAAATTAGGTAGTACAGTAATGTATAAAGATACGACTGCTGCTATTGCTGCGTCTGCTACTCTCAAATATGCTATTTTCGGTAGCGGTTTACTTGGTGGAAATAATGGCACTTCTGCTCAAAATTTGAATGGGTTTATGAAAAGCGGTCTTGGTACTGCTACTACTGGAACAGGCGGTTTAGAACTTGACGAAATCACGTCTAATACGCCTTTGGCTGGCGTAGCTTCAGAAGACGCATCAAGTGAACTTACTTTTCAAATATTGATACAACTACCTTATGCTAGTGCTAATCTATCATTTACACTAAATAATGCGATTCTCTATATAGCTGGTGCTGGTTCTGGCTCTGGTGCGGTAGGTCTTTCAGAAGATCCTTTGTGGGACGCAAAAGGAGATCTAGCAGTAGCCACAGCCGACAATACAGCATCAAGACTTCCAGTAGGTACTAACGGTCAAGTATTGGTAGCTGATAGTGCTGAAACTACTGGTGTAAAATGGGCTACTCCTGAAGCAAGTGTTTCTGATTTAGACGATCTTGGTGATGTTGTAATTACTGATCCCGTGAATGGCGATCAATTAGTTTATTCTAATGGAAATTGGGTAAATCAAGAAAGCACAAGCGGTAGTTCTACTGAAGGAATGGCAACTGATGTTTTGTGGGACGCAAAAGGTGATCTTGCGGTTGCTACTGGTGCTAATACAGCAACAAAATTGACCGTAGGATCTAACGATCAGGTACTTGTTGCTGATAGTTCTACAGCTACAGGACTAAAGTGGGGAGATGCTCCTGGTGGTTCAATTGGATTCGCTACTATAGCTACTTCTGGTTCTGGTTCATACACATGGAATTTAGCGAATGGTAGTGCTGAGATAGAGATAGATGGTAATACAGTAATATCAGCTTCTAATTTATCTTCAGTAGAAGGATTTGTTGTTTTTATAAAGGTAACAAAAAATGATCCAGATTATACTGTTGAATTCGATACAGATGATTTCTGGTTTCCTGGTGGCGTTCAACCTTCTTTGTCTTCTGGATCTGGAATGGTAGATATTTTGACCTTTGCTTGTGATGGTACTTATTTATACAACATTGCAGTTGTGAAAAATCTACTAGATGAATTTCTCCCAAGTGGCATTAGCGATCTTGCGGTATGGTTAGAAGCTGATAGTATTTCAGGTAGTAATGATGATCCAATTGGTACTTGGTCAGATTTATCTGGAAATGCTAACCACTTTACTTCTGAAGATAATGCTAGAAGACCTTTATTGAAGACAGCTTCCATGAACGGTCATAAAACATTGTTGTTTGATAATTCAGATGATTCGCTTGTTTCTTCATATGTAATAGGGCAAAAAGCATATTCAGTTTTCATTGTAGCCAAAGCGTACAATACAACAAGTGGTTATCACAAAATTCTTACTCCTGGTGCTTGGTGGGATTTTGGACAAATGGACGGTAGTAAAGTATACATGTATAACTATAACGAATTCCAATCAGGAGCAGGAATAGCCACTAGCCCCTTCTTGATTAGCCATCACCAAAACAACGGTGGTGAAGGAAGTAGTACAGGAGAATTTTTTGTAAACCAGACTTTAGTTGCGTCACGAACAGACTTCTCTTACCCAACTTCTGCTCTAATGATTGGTAAATATGACGGAGATCAATGTAATTCATATGTAGCAGAGATATTGATCTATGAGAAAGATCTAACATTGGGTGAAAGAACTGCTGTTGAAACATATCTAATGACCAAGTATGGAATATCATAATGAAGATTAGAAAGGTTAAGTTGATTTATTTGTTTTGTGAATTCAATATAATAAAAGAATGAAAGATGAGGATTATTATGAAAAAAACAAAAAAGAAAAAAGTAACAATCAAGATTAAACCAGAAAATAAAGGCAAGTTCACAGCAAGTGCAAAGAAAGCAAAAAAGGGAGTTCAAGAACATGCCCAAGATGTTCTCAATGATCCAAATGCTTCTCCTACACAGAAAAAACGTGCTAATTTTGCCAAAAATGCAAAAAAATGGAATAAAGGTAAAAAGAAAAAATAATCAACAAAGGAGATTTTAAATGGCAATATCTGATGATTTTTCGGTTGCTGTTAATGGCAATATTCGGCATGTCTCAGGAACAAGTAATTATACAGTTTTGGAATTACATAGGTTTCTTCAAGATCTAGCTGATGATGCCATTGCTGCTGGTAACGATCTGCTTGATATCACAAGCAATACGCCTTCAGAGCGTAGTACGGACAACATTATTACTTTGTTAGGTAATTACAACATTGATGATGATGCTGCAAAATACCTCTATGATGGTTCTGTTAAGCAAGGTTCTGGTGGAACGGAGGTGATCTATTCTGGGTTGAAAGTTCTTGGGGCTGTCAACAATATAAACACACAATTGCAAATTATCCAGAACAATGCACTTTATGATGGCGATACACCATTTTGGGGTAATCAATCGGCTGGTGGTTATAACGGAGATGCTCAAAGTGGTATCTTGATGCGCTGTATGGTCAAGTCAAGAGATTCTGGTGCTGATATTGATGGTAAGCGTATTCGTGTTCAGGCTAGGCATTGGGGAGATACATATGACTTCTTCAATGTAACATTAGGTGAAGGCGAATCGGTGGCTGCTATCGGTACAACTCCTGATGCTCAAAACACAACCCTTCAAGCAACCGTTACTGCATATGCTCATGTGACCAATGTTGAAGGATATCAAACCATAGATCTTAATAATGGTAATGGCGCAAAGCCTTACTATTCGAAATGGACTTATGGTGTAAATACTTCAGGTGATGGGCTAAAAGGTGTTTGGGAATTTATTAAAGATTTGATTGGTAATGGCACTTCAAAAACAATTCATGGACTTAACGGTGAATTGTTCTTAGGCATTACTCACCAATATCCTTTTGGATCTGAATCTGGTACTCCTTTTGCTGAAAATGATATTATTACTTGGGGTAGTGGTGCTACTGCTGGAACAGGCTTATTGTTAGCTCTCAATGATGAAGGTGCAACTGGTACAGTCTGGATGCAATTATTAACTGGTGTTGCTCCTGCTAATGGCGCTACTATTACTAACGAAGCGACTACTGGCACTCATGTACTTACTTCTGCTCCAACTACCAGAACTGTTCCTAAGATCTTTTTAGGTTCATATACAGGAACGTTGATTGGTGCATTTGGTGTAGGTGTAGATGCAGATGATCTTACTGCTAGTGATAGTATTCAGGATCTCTTGGGTGCTACACAAACTCCCCCAAACAATGTTACCTTTACCGTTTCTGGACTTGTGGCAAGCGAAGATTATGTTCTTGTTGGGCCAAAAGATACAGGGAATGCATTCAAGTTTGATCAGTTATCTTTGGACGGTGATCATACTTCTGGATCAACAATAACTGTAGTTGAGGATATTCCTTCAGATACTCCTTCTAGTGGCACTATCCGTGTTTTTGATGACAATGATGTTTATGTAAAATATACATATTCTTCATGGTCTGGAAAAGTGTTTAATCTTACAGGAGCTTTAACCTCTACTCATACTGATTTGGATAATGTCTGGATCAGCTATATTGATCGATTAGCGGATGATACTTCTGAAGCATTTACCTGTGTTTATCTTTCTTCACGTGATCTCTACATTCGTGTAAGAGATGGTGGTGGATCTCCAATCAAGACTTATGAAAGTCCTGGTACTCTTGGGCCTGCTGGCGGTAGTGCTGTAGCTTCTCGTATTACTGATGCCTAAAAATTAAATAACTTAATGGAGAGGTTGGTCAAAAGCTAACCTCTCCAACAGTTGGAGAAGTTATGGCAATTACGGTAACTCCAAATTTAACTGATGTTTCCATGTGTGAAGCCACTACTGGTTGGGCTGGTGGTATTTCTCAACTGGTCGTCCAAGACACTAATTATATCCAAGGTAGTTATGCTCTTGGATGCTGGATTAATGCTACAACCAGCGCAATTGAATATTACACAATTTCTTCTGTTTCCTTAGTTGGGCAACATGTTTATATTTGGATGCTTTGTCTTGGTATTCCTGATACTAAAGCTAATGGTGGCTTTAGAATTGTTCTTTATACAGATGCAAGTAATTACGCAACATTTTTTGTGGGTGGAAATGATACGCATGGCACTGGCTGGAATTTAATGGTTGTTAGTGCTGATGCCACTCCTGATCTTGAGACAGGAACATTCAATCCTGCTGCTGTTACACGGATAGGAATTCAATTTAAAGTTTTGACAACAGCCAAAAAACAAGGTCAAGCTTATATGTACAATTGTTTTTGGGACGCTGTTCGATATGGGACAGGCCTTACAATTACAAGCGGAGCTACGGATCAAGTAGATTTTGAAGATATATTTGCTGTAGATGATAATAGTTCTTATAAATATGGAGTTGTAACAAAATCTTTTGGTGCTTACATTATTCAAGGAAAACTTATTTTCGGAAGTGACAGTAGTGGAAGTATTGATTTTGTTGATAAAAATCAGGTTATTCTATTTCCAGAAAATCCATTAGTTTCTGATTCTTTTTATGGGATCGATGTTCTTGGTAATAGTGGTGGCACAACAAACTTTA